TCCAGTTAGAATCTACGCTGTACAGCTCAGATCCGCTAGCTACATAAGTAAAGTACCCAAACGACCACAAGCCCCGTATGGGGCCAGTACCTACCGTAGCTAGAAGGCTAAGTCCTGGCGCTCTGTTAAGATACGCCGCTTCTTTACCGCCCTCAGTAACTACCTCTGGAAACAGATTGACCATGCGGTTATCCGCAGCGTTAATGCTGCGGGCTACATAGCTTTGGCCTAGTATCGGCGTTTTCAATTAGTAGTTCCCAGCAAAGACATTGAACCGTTGACGTGTACCTACTATTGAATAAGGTAAGCTCATTATGTCGTCAGGGTTATTTATACGTTTAAGCGTACGTTTAGCTGACATGGCTATGCGGGAAACAGTCGGAGACGGCTCTACGCCGAACTCGGCTGCTATTTCGCAGGCTAGGCAATACTTAAACGCCCTCATGTACCCTGGCGGGAATGAAAGCACAGTGTCAAGCGTAGCAGGCTGATCTAGCACTTCTACAGAAACAAAGTGCCACTCTAAATCCCTTGTAGGTTTTGGATAGACATACATCTCAATATTAGGATAGCTCATGTTAATCCAGATAACCTGCGGGTAAGTGCTGGTTACAGTCTTAACAGCGATACCGTTATATTGTTGTTGATTGATTATTTTAATACCAAAAGACACGCCTGTAGACGCATCTCTGAAGTATGTAGAGTCATCTAGTAGTATAGGTCTGTTGCCTACGAAGTCACCGGTAGGCCCTAGAGTTCTAGATAGCGTACTAGCAGGCCATGTAAATACTTGGTCTTGAGTTGAGAATACAGCTAACCGTTCGGTACTCCATGAGTCAAGCATCTGATTCATAGCGTTTAATGCGTCTTGCGCTGTAGCTACTGACGGCTGTTCGCCTTCTGCTATCTGCCCAATTAGGCGTAGCGCTCCGTTGATTTGATCCCCCGCTGTTGTCATCTTAGCTCCGTTTGCGTTTAACTACTTCCTCTACAGGAGCCGCGACTTTAGGCGTACCTGGAGTATACACCGTCCAACCGTTTTTTGCATCCTCTTGTGCTTCCGCGTCACTGATTGCTACCTTAGTGCCGTGTACCGCGTGCTTTAGATAAATTACCACAGATCACCCCCCTCTTGCTTGCGTAAAAAGTTATGAAAATTGCCCTTATACTCTTTGTCTTTACTATGATGGTGCAGATTGACGTTGGGTGTAACCCATATTTCACCACCTGCATCTACCCAATTCCTAGAGAACGCATAGTCCTCGCCCCACCAAGCGCCGTTGTGTGCGCCGTGGTTGAATAAGTCAATCGACCTCGAATACGGTGGGCCATAGTTTAGCGCAGGGTAGTCGTTCATAAACTTGCCAATAGCTTCCTTAGTAACCTTTAGAAACCCTGCCGGTACTCTCGTAGCCTTAATACACCCATCCTCACGGGTTATAGGCCGTGTATCCGCGTCGTCGCAGATCACCCCCATGTACTTTTCTTCGTCATCCTTAAACCTATACAGCCCCGCCACTACTTCGCCAGGAGTCTCGATAAGGGCCAATAAGTCCTGCGGATCCCAAGACAAGTCGTAGTCAAGATATACTATAACGTCTGCCTTTGCGTCTAGCGCCTTCCTAGTCATTGTAGCCCTAGCTGCGCTGATGTAGGGGCATCCTACTTCCTGAACCATTCCTTCTTCCCACCCAGCCGCTTTAATAAGTGGAATAGAAGCCTTGAGCGCCTCGATGAACGGTGCGGTAGGCCCAGCAAGTGATGGCGTACAAAAGACTACTTTCATTTAATTGCTATCGCCATTAGGTTATAAGGTTTAAATCTTTTCGTCTGTACTACGCTAAAACCTTCTTTCTCGAAGGCTTGCTTTAATGTATTGCTTACAAAGCCTGTCTTATGGGACATGTATAGATTACCTTCAGCTAGTGCTTTTTGGTATCCGTATATCATATCGAACCCAGTTATAGGCCCGCTAGGTGAGTCTAGTAAAACTTCATCTGTTGCTTGTACCCCCTCTAGATCGGGTACAAACACCATAGCGTATCCACCTACTTTTAGGCAGCGCTTAAATTCGTTGATTGCCACACTTACTTCAAAAGGGTATAAATGTTCAATCGCATGACTACAAAAAATACAATCATATTCGCCTATCTCACCCATATCAAGCATGGACGCGACTATATCTGGCGCTGTATCTTTATTTATATCTAACCGTGTTTCTTTAAAGCCTTGCATCCAAACGGGAAGTTGCTCACTACCACACCCGACGTGTAGTAGTGAGCCTCTCATTACGCTGCCCAGAGTCCCAAGCCAGCCAATGTGTTCATCACTTCTTGCATCTGGGCCACTTGCAGTGTGCCGTATGATGCTGAAGTAACAACCGCAGTGGTTGTATGGGTTGCGGCAGTTGCCCTTTGAACTACGGGTGTTGCTCCGTAAAATCCAACGGTTGCAGTTGCTGCTCCTCCAACTTGAACAGGTACGCCTGAACGACCTACGTTCGTGGTTTCACCTGAATTACCATCACCTATTTGATACGCCATACTATTTCTCCTTAAATGTTACCGTCGGTAATAACGCTATCGGGTCTACTAACCACTACCTTGTACACTTGCGCGGCAGTTGGTGTGATAGAACTTCCTGTGTTATTACTAAAAGTTATCCCTAGTGTATTTGCTGCTGAAACCCTGCATCCAACAATACCCAAACCAGCTTGCGCTGTGGGTTTGTTAACAGACACCACATCACCGGCCAGAAGGCCGTTGACAGTGAATGTTTGCTCTGCTGTGGTATTAAGCACAATCAGAGCAGGTGACAGCGTTACCGAGATAACAGACTGTTTAACTAAATTACCTAGAACGTAGCTCATAGACTACCCCCACATACGAACAGCCATTTGCGGACGGATCACAGAATATCCGTACAATACGTCGATACGGCAAGGCATACGGTCATTGTTAATGTCGTATTGACGAACAATACGCATCGAAATGCCATTATGAACTTGACGTGAGGCCATATCTACTCCTTGTGGAAGCAGCAAGTCGGCAGTTGCAAAGGTAATCGCATCCTTCTGATACAGCAAGTTTTGCGGGTACGCAGTCGAAGCAGAACCAGTGAAGGTAATAGCAGCGTTATCTGCTGGGAACGCATCGATAGTTGCTAAAGCATTACCTGCGGTGTACATTGCAGGTGATACAGAAACAGTAGCCCATGCGCCAGAAGCAGCGGTGCTAGTAGCAGTACAAACGAACTGTTGCAAACTGCCGGTAGTTTGGCGAGTCTGTGGGTTCACTGCAAATACATTAGCAATCGTAAACACATCACCTTGTACAATAGTAGCAGTAGTAGTACCACCATCAAGAGCGAGGGTAGTAGAACCTTGTGTACTAATTGCACCGTTAACCAGAATAGTATCTGTGGTTGAACGTGTACCAGTGGTGTGACTTACGATAGACTGCGACATATTGACTTCATCATAGCCCAATACGCCTTCGCCCATCATACCGTTCTTAAACTGACGGGAGATAGTGCCGGACGGATTGAAAAAGCCTTTCATGCCTTCAACCAAGTTAGCGTTAGCTGCTGGGTTTACAGTTGCGTACCTGTTGTTCATAGGCGATGCAAACTCATTCATTTTTTGGTTACCTTGCAGCAATACCAAAGAAGTTGAAGGAGTAGTGCCAGGAGTACCAACAGAGGAGTAGATGCTCTTGTAAGCAGAAGCTACATCATTGTCGATGCTAGAGGCCAGTTGAGAAATACGCGGTTTAAGTACACGTTCCGCGAAGTCGTCTAATTGCATTGTCAGCTCGGCGCTTGTGAAGTTAATGCCGATATGCTTTTGCGAAGAAACGGTTAGAGTTGTGTACTGCTCATTGTCGTCCTGTACTTGCAGGGCGGCTCCATCAGTTACTAGAGCGCGATCTGGTAGACGGATACGCAGAGTAGAGCCAATTTTTGCACCTTCAACGGCAAAAGAGTCGTCGTAGGCACGGTTACAGTTACGTGTGATCACCAAGTTGTTCTCTAGAATTTCTAGAGACTTTCTTGTGATCATGTCGATGGTTAATAGAGAGTTACTCATTTTTTCCTTTCAATTTTATCAATATGTCTTAGACTCCTGCTTCTTTACCTGTCTTGCTCTTTCGGCGTTGATCCATTCTGTCGTCGTCATAGTTTTCATAGAACGAGGGTCAGTTGTATCATACGCCGCTGAGCCACTGCCTTTGGCAGTAACTGGTGAAATCGGTGCAGGCGCACTAGACGTTCTTTTTACTGGTGGATCAGAAACCAACTTGGCTTCCAATTTTCCTATCTCTTTAGCCTGCGAGATTGGTGACAAACGTGAGATACGCTCCGCTTCCTTCGGATTAGCGCCAAGATAATATGCTACATCTGGCCCTGCCTCGGAGGACTGAATCGCCTCTGCCATCATGGGAGTAATTCGTATGCTTGGGTTGTACGCGACTTGTTCAAAGTCATCGTACTTAGTCCTTGCATCTTCCTCTTTCTCGTGATAAGCCTCAAGAATGTCCGACTGTTGCTTCTTGTTGTCCCGTTCTATAAGTAGCTTTTCTGCTTTCTGCAAAGCCAGTGCATCGGCATAAGCATCAACAGTTTCAAACTGCTCTATAGGCGGTACAACAACAGGCGTTTGTGGACGATCTCGTTCCCACTTTCGCTGCTCTCTTGCAAGCCTCTTACCAATAGCTGCATCAAGTTCCTCCTGAGAGAATGACTTGGCTTCCGACGGTGCTTCTACAGGTTCCGGTGTTGTCGTGACTACCGGTTCCGACGCGGGTACTTCCGCTATTTCTTCCATTTTGACTCCTAAGAATCCCTAGCTAACTGAGCTAGTGCAGTTTAAACTTTGATTATATAACACAAAGCATAGTATGGGGGCAAATTAGCATTGGTTGGGCTTACGCCTGTTGAATCTATCGTAATACCTGTAGCCTTAGTTCCTGTATTAGCTGTTGTAGCCCCAGAAGAATATTGAGTATTTGCACCTCCTGCATAAGTAAATGCTGATGCAGCGTATGTATGGAAGTGACCAGGATCCGTTATTGTGTGAATATGGCTTGGTACAACCAAATCTGCACTACCGCCAGCACCTGCGGGTGCATAAAGATTACCTGCACCTATTACAAATCTATCTGCTAAATTTGGTGTGCCGTACGCTCCATTACATAGCAAGTATCCAGCAGGTATAGTTGCTACCGATCCACTCCACAGCACTATACATCCTACTGGTATAGATGACGTAGCGCTTAGCTGTACAAAAGCTGTAGTGGCTATCTGATTAGTGTTAGTACCACCTGTCGCAGTAGGGGCGGTAGGCACACCGGTAAAGGCTGGGCTAATGTTAAGCCCGCCCAGGTTATCGGAAGTCCATATAGTTACATCATTAGAGTCTTTAAGCACAAACTTGTACGAAGCAGGAGATAGCCAAATAGCTGCCTCACCTCTAGTATCAAGTATTACTGGGTTAGTATTAGCTGTAGCTCCGGTATTGTCGGTATAGCTAGCCAGAGGAGTTGTAGTTCCCGCTGCGTAAGTGTATACCTTTCCACCGATTAGCGGTGCGCCAGCAGTTGTTGTAAACTGCATGAAGGGACTAGCTGTTAAAGTTATCATCCGTTAAATGTCCTAAATGGTGTCCATCTGCATACAAACTGGCCGGAGGGTTTCCAGCCAATACTTGCCTCAAAGCACTTGCCGTTACCGCGATCCTTCACAAACTTATATTGAAAGTACCCGTCGTACTTAACTAGGTACTCACCTTCAATAGCAGGTGCTCTGTCGGATGGGTTGGTTCCTTCCTCGGATAGTACCGCTAACGGTAACTTAGCACCTAGTATTGAGTAAGCGAACCCGTACGCATTATTGCGATATAGCCACATGACACGTAGTACATATGTACAGATTGCGTTTTTAGCGACATCACCATCTCTGAGCCATGAGGTTGATTCTATAAACCTCGGTTCTTGTCCATCTAGGGTAGAGTCGTAGGTCTGAAACCAACGTAGCCAAGCGGGTAGATTCCCTTTGCTATCTGCGAAGATAGGCAATATGGGGTTAATTGTAAAGCCTACAAGATTAATTGTAAGGTCTAGTACGAAGTAGATTAGGAATCTAAGGTACATAAGCTATCCAGTTTAGTGTTGCTTCGTCCCAACCATAAAAACCTTCTGGTTTTGGGGTAGGGGCTTCCCATATGAAGTCTGTGCTTAATGTCCAGCTAGTGTATGGTTGTGGTGAATAGAACGCGTCTTTAACTGAATCATAGACAGAGCCAATTCCAGCATAGTTACCCCTTAATGGAGTGCCGCCATCTTTATGTTTGTTGCTAATTGTGTTATAGCTAGTCTGAACCCATCCAGTTCCAAACATTCCTGAATCAATAACATCTTGTTCAGCGACTATTATGTTTACTACTTGACCATCTACTACTTGTGCGAAGTGCATATTAATTCCTTAGAATGTAATTGAACCAGACGCTGTCCATGTGTAGACACGGTATCCACCTGCTACAGTTATGGTTGGTGAACCTGTGGTTGATGTGGCTGCTGCAAAGGTATCTGCGTATCTGATAATAACGATACCAGAACCGCCTACGCCACCTGTGCTAACTCCGTTTCCAGAGCCACCAGCACCGCCGCCAGTATTTGCTGTGCCGTTTGCACCAGTACCACTGCTACTTCTACCAGCGCCACCACCACCAGCTCCACCAGAACCACCTGAACCGCCATTGGATGAGCCACCGCCACCGCCAGCATAAGTTACTGATGAACCCGAGATGGATGATGCTGTTCCAGCACCCCCAGCGCCGCCACTACTGCCTCCAGCATTGCCGCCAGTAGCACTCGCTCCACCGCCACCGCCAGCGGAATAATATGCGGGATTCAAAGCGCCAGAGCCACCTGCATTTCCCTGTCCCAATGTACCAGAACCGCCAGCACCAGGCGATCCACCGCCACCCCCGCCACCGCCTGATCCTCCTGAGTTTCCAGTACCGTCAGCAGAAGAACCACCACCGCCACCAGCAGAACTGATTGAACCAAAATCGGAGTTGCTTCCAGTACTTCCCTTATTGGATTGAGTGCCGCCTGCACCTCCAGCGCCTACCGTGGCAGTAATTGGCGAGCCTGCGGTGACAGCAAGTCCTGTAGCCGTTCTAAAACCGCCAGCTCCACCACCGCCGCCGCCTGTTACGCCATCACTGGACGACCCACCGCCGCCACCGCCACCACCAACAACTAAATACTCTACTGTAGGTGTGGGTAAACCAGACCAAGTGCCAGCAGATATATTCTGTATAGCCTCTTGCAGAGTCCAACGACCAGTTCCACCAACGGCAGTAGCAACGCTTCCTCCAGCAGCAGATTTTATACCACCTTTATATCTTAGACTCATATTAAGCCATCAGTTCATACGAAACGGTATAGGTAATTGCGCTTGCTGTTCCAGAGGTGATGGAAATAGACACACCTTCCTCTAGGTAGAACGCAGTTGTCTTATCGCTTACTATCAATGCAGCGTTAGCTGGTACTGAGATTGTTCCTGCTATTGGGTATGCTGTACCACCGCTAGGTGCAGAGCCTTGAGCCACAGCACCATTAGTGTAAATACTGACAGTAGTATTAGCAGCAGAGCCAGTAGTGTTGGTAGCAGTTATCTCGTTAATCTTCATAACGGTACTAGATGAAGCAGCATTAGGCAGCAACACCACCGCAGCTGTGCCTGACGGAGTGTAGTATGTAGTCTTACCGTAGATTGATGTTGCATTGATTATATTAACTGCTGCCATTTAATTCTCCTTAAAGTCCAAAAACCATCGCCATAGCGATAGCCTTACCTGTTGTTGTAAATGTGCTTGCGTTACCATTTAGTTTTTGAATAGCTTGTAAAATACTATCCGTAGCAGCAACTGTTCCAGCCCCAGATGTGTAGCCAGTTAGAACTTTAGCAATAACTGGTGCATTAGTCAGCGTGGTAGCGTTTCCTACACTGGTAACATCCCCAGTCAAATTAGCATTTGTGACTACAGTTGCAGCATTACCGACAGAAGTGACTCCACCTGTCAGATTAGCATTTGTGGTTACAGTACCAGCAGTCAGTCCAGCAGCAGTCCCCGTACAGTTAGTTAATACACCACTTGCAGGAGTACCCAAAGCTGGCGCGACTAAAGTTTTATTAGTTAGCGTATCAGTGGTTGCTTTTCCAACCAAAGTGTCGGTAGCATCTGGAAAGGTTAAAGTCCTAGCAACAGTCTGAATTCCAGCTAGGGTTAATACCGTAGCGGTAGTAGCTCCGCTAGGGTCTATAGCGATTCTTTTTGTGCCATCAGTACCGTCTTGCACAACTACACGGCTTGTTCCCTTACCGGATAGGTGTAGTGCGACGTTAGTATCTGTACCTGTCGCGTATACGTGAGGGGGTAAGCCAGTAGCTGAGTTTTCAATAGTTACTTGGTTAACCGCACTTGCTATTGACGAAAACTTAACCTCGGCGTTACCGCTAGCATCATTAATCTGTGCTATAACTGGCGTAGTGATTGTGGGGCTAGTGCTAGCTACGTACGTAGCGCCAGTGCCTGTCGTGGTTAGGCTTAGCGTAATAGCTGGGGTGGTACTGGGTGTAGCAACTGTACCTGATACGCCGTTAGCTGTGACTACAGATACAGAAGTAACAGTACCAGATCCAGAAGCTGCGGTATTACCGTTTAGCTTTTGAATAGCTTGTAGAAGCGTATCTGTAGCAGCTACCACACCAGCACCAGATGTGAAGCCAGTAATGACTTTGCCAATAACAGCAGAGTTGGTCAGAGTAGTAGCGTTACCAACAGAGGTAGCTTCGCCAGTTAAGTTGGCATTTGTGACTACAGTCGCGGCATTGCCAACACTTGTCACCCCGCCTGTCAGATTAGCATTTGTGGTTACAGTCGCAGCATTACCAGTGGTATTTTGGTTTAGTGTCGGGAAATCGGCAGCTATGGCGATGGAAGGTACACCTGTTGTGGTGGTGTTCTTCAGAATACCAGTTGCCAATGTAGCGAATGATGTGCCGTTAACCTTACCAACCGTAGTTGAATTTCCAGTGGAAGTTACGTCCCCAGTTAGGTTAGCATTTGTGACTACAGTCGCAGCATTTCCGACTGAAGTAACTCCACCTGTCAGATTAGCATTAGTCGTTACATTACTAGCTGTAAAAGCGGTTGCAGTTCCTGTTATATTTGTACCTACAAGAGCTGTAGGAGTACCTAAGTTAGGCGTAACCAATATTGGGCTTGTATCTACTACAAACTTAGTTCCAGTGCCTGTTTGAGAGGCTATAGATGTAGCATTTCCAACTGAAGTTATAGGGCCTGTCAGATTAGCATTAGTAGAATTATTTCCATCTAACTTCTGTATAGCCTGTAGAATATTGTCAGTGGCGGCAACTGTTCCTGCTCCAGAAACGTACCCCGTAATGACTTTGCCAATAACGGCGGAGTTAGTCAGAGTAACAGCGTTACCTGTCGATGTAGCTTCACCAGTCAAATTAGCGTTTGTTACGACTGTTGCAGCATTACCAACACTGGTGACACTACCTGTTAGATTAGCATTTGTGACTACAGTTGCAGCATTTCCGACTGAAGTAACTCCGCCTGTCAGATTAGCGTTAGTCGTTACCGTTCCAGCAGTCAGCCCTGCGGCTGTGCCTGTAATATTTGTACCTACAAGAGCAGAAGGCGTACCTAAAGCTGGTGTTACTAGAACAGGGCTTGTTGCTAATACTACCGCACCACTTCCTGTAACTCCGTTAGTTAACTGAGAAGCAGGTATGGCGATACTTGTCGTAGCTGCTGCGGTTAGTCTGCCCTGATTGTTAACGGTAAACGTGCCTACCGCAGTAGCTGATCCATACGCCCCTGCGGTTACAGCAGTCGCCGGTATTGAGTTACTAATAGCAACCTGGCTAGTGATACCCCCTTGTACTATAGGGAATACCTCCGTCCCCGTTAGGGGCGTAGTGGCTGCTGGTAACTGGGTAATCTTTTTATTAGCCATAGTTTACTCGTATATAAATGTAGCTGCTACCGTTCCGCTGATTACTACATATAGCCCATTGGAGAAGAAAATACCACCTTCAGACGGCATCAAAGGATACATAGTAGCCGCAGTAGGTGTAAATACACTGATAATTGTTTTAGTTGTGGTAGCGGCAGGTGAATCGTAAATTGTGATGGTAGGCGTAGAACTAGCTGCGCTTACAAAGATACCCTTCAGCTTACCAGCTGAAGTCTTTAGGTTAGTAGTTGCTGATATGTTCTGATAGTCTGACATTTTATTCCTTTATGCTAAGAAGCGAAGTTTATATATTGTTGAAAGATACAATCCTACAATTTCATCAATTATGTTCTGTATAGATGTATCGCTTTTATCGACTACATCATACCTAACGCTCTCGATTTCAGCAAGTTGCCCCTGCAAAAACTCAGTGATGTTAGAGCTTTTCTTAACGCATGGTAGCTTTACTTGGCCTATTAGTGTATGCCTACCTTGATAGGCTTCCGCAAAGGTGTCTGCTAACGGCACTATCTCGTCGTAGAAGGTGTTTAAGGCCATGTGCTTTGCAAAGCTACGAGTATTGAGATGTGCTGAGTGAGCCACATCTCTACCTAAGAACAGTATTCCTACGAAATCTGATGCTTTCATTGTATCCCTTGTGGCATTTGTTGCTCCGGACTAACATTAGGCATCTGTGGTGGGGCCATTTGTTGCTCCTGACCCTCATTGGGCATTTCAGCTCCGATGTCCTCGTCTCTACCTGGCATTTCGCTTATCAAGTCTCCGCTGCTAATCATACCATGTATAGAACCCATTACTATATCTTGTACGTCTGCTTCGCTCAAATTACCTTGCAGAGCAGTGATACGTTTAGTCTCTGCGTCGTACGCTTTTACGGACGCTTCAAACTCTTTGACCTTCAGAGTCTGATCTTCTATGGACTTATGGACATTCTGCAACATACCGTGCATTTGCTCCATTTCCTTGCCCATCATCTCTATTTGTTGCTTAGCTGCTTGCATCTCCGGCGATTCGTCGCTATCTGCTAGCAACTTCGGATCTATGGTCTTGGCAAAGCGCTTAGACATTTCCTCTGCCCCTGGCCAATCCATGTTCTTAATGAACAGATCGCCAGCTACTTGCCAGAGTTGCGGATTACCTTGCAGCAGTTGACCCATAGCCTCTAGCGACTCTTGACGCTTGGTCATGTAGCTTGGGCCTGTAGTCACACATACATCATACTTACCCACACTTGGGTTGAATATTTTTTCAATAACAATACCATCTTGGTCAACTATCTTCTTGACAGGCTCTTGTTGGTTAGGATCAATCTTGGCTGAGTTCGTTGTACCGTCTACTCCTATGATGCGTGCTATACGCTGTGTGTCATAGATTTTAGGTATCATATCAACAAGCTGACGAGTTCCGTACCGAATAGCCCTTGCTAGATTATCTACATAGTGATATGTGCCGGTGTCAGACTGCTTCTCACGGGCCATAATAGCCTTACCAGAGCGCTCGTTAGACGTAGCACCAAGACTTGTGTCATACTGCCCAGTTGTACTCTTAATGTCGTCGCTAGCCCCTGCTTTAGCCTGCAAAAGCCCACTTGAAGCCATAGGTGGCTGTGAGCGTTGTGGCAGTGGCAGAGTAGCGCCTTGACCGTCTGTTACATCTGGGTTTACTTCTAAATATGGCCAGTTAGTCGTGTTGGCTGTTTTCCATTGATTTTCATATCCCTCAAACTGACCGCCATAACCTATAAATGGAGCTTTGGGTGCTAGAGCCAGCATTTCGGCTTCTTGGCTAACCCAATAGTTGTACATACGTTGTGCATCTTTTGCATTACGTACCAAACCTGATACGTACAACCTTCCGTCCACTTCAAATTCGTTTCCAACTACACGTATTACAGGTATGTACTTGCCCGCCCAATCTTGTGTCTCTAGTATCTCAAAACCGTTAGTTTTGCACCATTTGACCTTCTTTACGTCTACATTCCTAGTTTTTATGGGCTTCATACCCATTTCTTTCATCTGAACGTCCTCTCTTGAGCCTTCAGTAGCACTTACGTTGCCGTGGTACAGGTTTAGCTTCTCTTTAGAGTGTTCTATGTGGAAATACTCAGCAATTCGGACGGTATTCTCGTTTATCCACTGAGATAAAGACTGATCGCCTACTCCTTGTTGCATAATACTAGAAATTGGGGCTGCATCTGGAAACAGACGCTCGTATTCTACCTTAGTGATGTCCTCAGTGATGAAGCACCATTCAGCGTCCGAACCGCAAGGGTCTTGTATGGTCGGATCCATGTACACGCTGAACGAATTACGAATACGCCCGATACGAATGTCTTGGTCAAAGCTACCATCGTCGCAGTATTCTGTCAGCAGACGAAAATAGCCCTCGCCGTACGTTACTTGGTTCTCGCAGGCTGTGTCGTAGGCTACGTCAGCATCCGAGATGTACTCGATGTGCCTGACGATACCGTCAAATATCTCAGCTACCTCTACGTCGGCCTTATCGTCAGCAGGGATTACCTTGCCGCTTGGCCTGTTCTGTCTTTGGTCGTTGGTTACTTGCTTTACGTGCTGTGGAAGTTTGTTGATGGTTAAACATGGCCGTGCGTTGATCGTTTGCCCTTGTACAGAGCCTCGCGTTGCCAGTACATCCGCAGGCCATTGCCATTGGTTGTCTGGTGAGCCTGCATTAAACCTTAAATCGTCAAGTTCATCCTCACGGCTTTCAGATAGCGCAGATACCGCCATCGTAAAGCGTGAACGCATTAAAGATAGATACTCTGCTGGTTCCGAGTCACCGTCGGCTACTTTACCGACGATGTTCATGCTTGTCTGATCGTATGCCATTAACTTCCCATCCAAGAATTCATCACGCCCTGCTGTGAATAACTACGCTTTACTGGCTCAGTATACTCTCTATGCGCTACAGGGAAAGCAAAAGTCACCGCGAGTGCATCCGCAGCGTCAGGAGAAGCTAAGCCTCTTGCCCTCATCTCTTTCTTTCCCTCTAAAAATATAGTGCCAGACGAGTTTGGCCGTTTCATTGGGCCTGTCAAGTCTGCTTTTAATTGTCTATCATCTGTTATACTAGCAGACTTTAGCCATTCTCGCATACTATTCCACATTTCAGCACGTTTATTACCAAAAGCGATAGATTGTTTAGCTCTACTGCCGAAGTTAACGCCTCTTACCTTATACCTCTGTTCTACTAATCTGTCAAGTATACCATAACCTAGCCCACCTTCGTCAATTACTGTGAGTACAGGCTTGTATTCTTCCATCGCGTCGATTACTCGTCCGACGATGGTCATAGTGTCCTCGCCTGAGTACCTTTTTATGGCTATCAAATCCCGTCCCTGGCGCACCACGATCACCGTGCTGTCCGCACCGCCCCGCGCTGGGTCGATTCCTATAACTACAGGCGCTGTCAGGTCTTTATACCTTTCTCTGCCCATCGCATCATCCACCAGCATCGGGCTGATGAACTGATCCTCGCCCGCGCTAGGGAATTCCCCGTACACTTCAATCCGAGCTTGCGGGGAGTCCTCACCATTCTCTGCAATAATCTGGGCGTATACTTGCTTATCCGTATCCTCTACTGTTCGTGCATCAACTATTCTGGTTTTCCAGAAAGCTCGCTTGGCATGGAAACATTCAAAAAAATAACCCTCGTTTCTACGGGGGTTACTGAAAGCGAACCAGTACCTATCCAATATATTCTCGGTGAAGAACCCAGCACCAACGTCCCAGATAGGGTTGGGAATACCGCTTGACTCATCAAAGATTAACATCATTCCGTCGTGGTTGTGTACACCCGCGTAGCTGTCCGGATTCTCAGCAGACCAGAGCTTACCTTCTGCCGCCCAGTACCGAGTTCCTTTCTTCAGGTCGCGCTCCACCAGTTCGCATAGCCATTTAGCCGGTACGAGTTTGGTCGCACTAATCTCCCACCAGTGTGAGTTGATAATCATGGCCTGCCACTTGGTCAATTCACCCCAAGTTACCGACTTTAGCTGACTTTCGCTGTTAGCCGACACCACCACCGAACTACCGATGCGAGTGGTCAGCATCCATAATATAAGCCACGCTACTAGCGCCGACTTACCGATTCCCCGTCCGCTACTGACCGCAGCCCGTAGCGTGTCCATCTGAAGCTGACCTTTATTAGCGTCTATGTGCGCCTTAATTTCGCGCAGCACTTCTCGTTGCCATTGTCGCGGCCCTTTGAAGTTAGCGAGTGGAGTGTTCTTTTGCCCCCAAGGGAAGGCGAATAGTACGAAATCTTCGGGATTGTCTGCTAGTTTGGTAGACCAGAGCCGTTGCATTAGCAACTGTTCCTCGTCAGACTTATATATAGGTAGTTGCATTACGGGCCTAGCGTACCTAACCGCCTAACTTTACCTGCGTCCACATACTCTCGCGCCATGCGGAATATATCTTCATCCGTCTTGGCCTTACCAGCTATCTCTAGCCCTAGCACGTTATTAAACGTATCCATGTCCTTTTCTTCTGGTGTCTGTCCTGGCGGCGCTCCGATTACAGGTAGCATACTTTCATGCAGTTTACCAACAGTTTCAGCATACTTGTTACCCTGCCGTTTAGCCAACATAGCTATACCTATTAAATGCCGGTATGCGTCTCTATTCTGTAGCATTTCTGGCCCATATTCCGACTCAGCCCTTTTAATAGCATAAGTGTTGACAGAAAATGGGTCGGTTACAAAGCCAAACAGAGAGTTGCGGGTAGGAGGGGCGAGAGCATTAGCCATCTATGACCCTTCCTTGTGCTTCGAGTAGTGCTTGAGTGATGCTGATTTTCTGGTATACGTCAACAGATATTTCCTGCTTGGCCGTCCAACCGTATACGTGCTGTAGTATCGCTAGCGCTGCTTTCGCATCGCCTTCGCGGGCGGCTTCTCGGAGTTGCGTGGCGGCTTCTATCTCGCCATCTGCTCTACCCTTTAACGCCGCCATGTCTGCGAGTGGATCCATTTGGCATAGTTGTCTGTATTCGCTAGGTAACATACCGGCGGCTAGCGCCAGGGAGTCACCTTTTAGCCCTATGTTAGCAGCGTCGTATATCTTCTGTAGCCTAGCTTCGGTGGCCTGTACTACTCTAGGACTGTAGGGTAATGATAGCATTGGCGGATAGTATCATATATTTAATGTAAAGGCTACTATACTTTTTGCAACATCTTTTGCAACATAATTTAGCCATAAAAAAAAATTGTCTGCGGAACCAGCCGCGACCACACCACCAAGTCCAATGCCCTCCTTCCCCCCTCAATTTGAAAATTGCCATTTTCATAAAGCCCTATCGCAAACAGGGTCAATGATAACCATGCGAGCAACAAGGCCAAAGGTTGATCAATGATCCGCGGCCAAAATGGATATTGCTTTTCACCTTTTGCCTGGATAGTCATATAGTCAAATAGTCAGGGCATAGGTGTTAGCGCCAAGATTATAGTCATTGGATAGTCATCAATAGTCATTTGCATGACTATAGTTAAACTTATGATTACAAACTAATAACAGGCATTTTTTAGCATTATAGTCAAATAGTCATCTGAAATGAAGTCTGCGGGCGCTACAGATAGCGCACGCACACTACACCGCCGCCGTCTTATATATATACATATATATTTATAAACTATAATAGAATAGTGACTATTTGACTATAATACCCGCCAGCCCAATGATACCAGCCTTTCCGCGATAGTCATTTCACCCCCTTTCGATGACTATCCATGACCGAACAATGACTATTTGCACATTTGTTGACCTATGTCAAAGAATATCTTACAAAGTATGTATAATGATACCCAGCAGCACAACTAAAGGGGAATAAAATGATTGACAATCTACAAACAATACACACACAAGCTATTGAATCAGCACAACAAGCTGCTCAAGACTACATCGAAAAGCATGGCGAGTCTGATTACTGCGGGTCTGCATGGGTTAAGATACAGGTGAAGGGTAGCACAAAGATGGGTAAGGCATTGAAAACAATGGGCTTTAAGCTTGCATGGGACGGTGGTTTGGATTTACGGAATCCAGCCGGGCATGGTACACAGAGCATGGATGTGGAGGAAGCAGGGGCATATGCGTATGCTGAGGTAATGAGAGGACATGGTGTTGATTGCTACGCACATTCAAGAGCAGACTAATCACAATGGTGGCCGCTTCTCTTGGCCTGTTCTTTATTTACACATTATAAGGAGATATAAAAATGACAAACTTTTTGATGCACCCAGACACCGGTTCAGTAGACACCGCTTCACAATGGCTCGCTGAGATGCCAACTTGGGAAGTGTACACTTCAGAGGGTAATAATTTTTCCACACCAGACCTAGAGCAGGCTGAGAGGCGAAGGCAGTTCGATACCCTAGTTGAAGTGAAAAGAGTGGGCGGCCATTGGGTAGAGGTATAACAGGGGCGAAAGCCCCATTTATAGGAGATATAAAATGGAAGAGAAAGTATTCAAGGTAGCACAAAGAATAGTAAATAGCCGCGCTTATCCATACTTGTTGGGCGCGTTTATAGCCTTCGTTTTTGCTTATATCATTGTGAAAGGACTGTAATTATGGTTATCATTAAAACAAAAGCGCTATCCGCAACTAACTATCGCGGCTGTCGCATACAGGCAAGCGCTAACGGCTTCAAAACAACTATCCCCTATCCTTACGCGCTAAGTTATGAAAAGTGCCACTTTGAAGCGGTCAAGGCACTTGTTGCGAAGCATAAATTAGATTGGGATATATCTAACATGGGCTATGGATCAGACAATGACGGATACTATTTCACTTTCAATCATTCAACAATGGGAGCGCTATAACATGGATTCAAATATATTGCACGCAATGGCCACACTAGCAGCCAAAAAAGACATTCGCTATTATCTATGCGGGGTTCTGGTCGAATGGAACACAACAACTACGCGGATTGTGGCAACAGATGGCCATAAGCTTGGTATTTATAACCTGCCGGATCAGGATAATGAGACAAGCGGCAAGGTTATAATACCACTTGAAGCGCTTGCTGGCCTAAAAGGTGATGTTATTATCGGGGCGACCACCTTAACCACGTCAGATAGTGTCAAAACATTTACGCCAATAGAGGGGCGCTTTCCAGATTATGCGAGAGTAACAGCAGCACGCGAGCCAAGCGGGATAGCAGGCCAATTTAACGTTGATTATATGGCACAATTTCAAAAAATAGCGCGTATGCTGGGCAAAAAGACAGACGCGGCAGTATTTTACCATAATGGCGCGAATAATTCGGCTAGGGTATCGCTCACCAGCGACGACAAGTTTTATGGTGTGCTAATGCCTACCAAACTTGAATTGACCACTACTTGCGTAGATAATTTTATAGGAGCGATATAGCATGAGATACGAGATACAAACGTTCGCCAATGGCGAATGGGAAAATACAGACGGCGAGACATACGCCACCAAAGCAGACGCAGACGCAGAACTTATAGATTTTATAGATGACTGCAATCATGCCGTGCGCATGGGCTATTTGCAAGATTTTAACGCGGCAGATTGGCGGGTAGCAGAATGTTAACAGTAACGGATAGACATGATGATCGATACCAGATATACCTTGCGTGCATTGAGGGTACAGGTCAGCCAGTTAAAACTTATGATGAGTGGCTGCAATCATGATTATCTTTCTATTGCCAATAGGGTATGCAGTATTCTTTTTAATTATGTATTTTGGGGGCTGAAATGATTACACTAGAGAAAGTGGCCGCAATAGTGGCCGAACAAAGGCGTGACGCAGCATATCAAGTAGTATTGCAAGCGCAGCGTGAGTTAAAACGGTTCGAGCATGAATATGTCGCGGCATTGAAGGCGGTGGAAAAATGCTCTACCTGATCGGTACGATTATACTGCTCGCAGTTTACTTATTATAGGTTCACACAATCTACGCAATTCACTTTTTGAAGCGTCCACATTGGGCGCTTTAAAAACGTGCTTTTTAGTCGTATAATCCGCGGACGATAGTCGTCCACAATCCACCCACCCTGCTTCCACTAACGCGTGCATTAATGCGCTTGGTGGTACTTTGCTATTGAGTCCAGTGGCCAGCCGGTCGCACAGCGCTTGAAATGGCGATCCGATAACCCCACAGCTAAACTCACCCACACGCAAGCGCAGCATTTCCACAATGTGCGATTCTGACGCGCTCATGCCGTGTTCGACTAGCGATAGCTTGTATTCGGTCATTGGTGGGGGCGCGCCTGCTTTAAAGTGTGCCACATTGCGAGCGTGCAGCCAAGCGCCAATAGCTGAAAAGCCGCTAACGTTAAACCATTCCCACATTTTAGCGCCATCATCGGGCGTCATCTTGGGTGCGTGCGTCCATACGCACATCCAGCGCCTATCGGACGTGGGTAAGCTGATGGGTATGTAGTCGTTAGTAAATGCCAGGACTAGCAGCCGATTGCACATCATATAAGGGTGCAGGCCTTTACGGTTTATAGGTAGCATTTCAGGCGGGGCGGCAATGATGGGCTTTAACTTGTTGGCCAGTACGCGGCGCGTAGATGCGTCAGGTTCTTTTAACTCGTTGATAATCACTATTTCACTTTCTAACTGATAACCCCATTGGGACGTAGCTGAGTCGGAGTCCATAAGGCCGCGATTCTTTAGGCCATTGCCGCACACGGCGTGTATGAATGGGGCAAAAACTGTATCTTTTCCGCAGCCGTCCGTGCCACCCAACAAAATGGCGTGGTTAATCTTTATGCGTGGATTCTGAAGTTTGAAGGCCATAGCGTCAAATATGTGGTTACGGCTTACGTCGTCAGGGATCAGGTTTTCGCAATGAGTTAACCAGGGCGCTATGTTGCCTAGCGTGCATACAGGCCGTGCGTCGCGCCATCTATTGCCGTATACGTCCCCATCACGTGTTACTAAAACAGAATCGCCGGCGGCGTACGTGATACCGACTAAGGCCTTCGCGCCCATGCTCTGCCTGTTCTCATCAAAGAACACGGACGCTTCAACACGCCTGCCGGTGTGTATGCTCTTACACTCCACATGGCGAAATAGGGCGTTGAAGGTGGCGCGTGATACTTCACGGCGATCCTGTAGATCGAAATAGGATTCATCATCCTGTATATAGGCAAAGCGTTCGAACCACTTGGCGCGTTCGATACGGCCTAATTCTTTACGTTCGACTTCGGCTAGCGCGTCCACTTTGAACATATCGGACGGGGTTAGCTTGGATAGGGCGGTTTCCATCACGGCGGCAAGCAACTCATCACGTAGGCCGTGGCCACACTTAATACCACTTTCCTGCTCTACCCATTGTAGGAATTTATGGCTGTCCCACTCGCTGCAATGCTCGTGCAGGCAGGTGTATGCGCGTGTAACCGGCATATAACGCCCTTCAGGATTGCCGTCTGAATGTTCGGCGTGGTTCGGACATAGTACGCCCCACCATCCTGCACTATTGCCACTCGCTAACAGATAACCGGCAGATTTTAGCCAAGCTAACACCTCATCCGTGCCGTCATCGGCAATGTCTATCCTATTGAGGGTGGAAGTGTCGGCTGCTTCAGGTACTACATTCAAGGCCGTGCAGATCTGGTCAAGAGTGAACTCACGCTCTGGGTGGAACTCTGTTAGCACACTCGCAAAGTTGTCGCGCCCAGGTTTTAGGTTTATAGATCCTGGAAGGCGAAAGTTGCGTACAGGGTTGATAGCCCCACCATCCGTATAGCCTGCGTCTGCTATAGCCTTGATCGCTGCTGAGAAGTCTCCCTTGGTTGGTTGGCTGTCGAGCGCGAAGGTGTAGCCCCATTGATAGTTGTTGGGCGAGGTTTCCATTTTCCAAGTCGGCTCAAGCGGTGGGGTTGTGGATTTTGTGCCTACATCGTCCAACACCATGAAGCCCACGTGTTCGCAATTAGATGCGGATGCGGACGGTTTGCCGTCTATAAAGCGGTCAATGATAAACATGGCGGTGTTGCCGTACCATGCGCCTGCTGTCATTTTCTTACTAGGCAGAAAAGCAGGCCATGCTTTCGCTGCCTGCTTTACTATCAAGAATGTCTCGCCTTCTGGTGCAATATTGGTTAAATAGTTAATCATTGTGTTCTCCTAAGTTTGTTGTGTTTAACCCTGTCTGCCCCGTTTTCGACAACAGTTCCGTATACTAAATTTGTCAAGGTGTTATTTGTCTTTCGCCCATCAAGATGCCTAATCTCGCCCTTTGATTGGGTAACCGGACGCGAGCCTACAAAAGCCCGCAACACCAGCTCATGCACATAGGTGTTACGAGTCGCGCCGCACAAAGATAAGTTGACGCACGCATAGCCCTTTTTTGACTTGTATTGCTTCAGCACACGACCTTTGTATAGCGTATGCCCGTGCCTACCATAGGGTACTTGGCGCGTCATAGATCGAACCACGCCTAAATTGCTCACTTCGTAAAAGCCCTCGTACTTGGGTACGAGGTTCCATTCTTCTGCCATATCAGCCCTTTCCATAGCGATACATAACCGAGACTTCAACAGATAGCGGAAGGCCAGTTGCCCACGCCGGAGGGGTACACATAATAAGCTCTAATTGTGCTGCTACTGCGGTTGCATTTTTTTCCGCACATTCAACGACTATTTCATCATGGATATGTAGGATTGCGTCAATTTGGCGTAAAGAATGGCGTAGCAGATCGTTAGCGACTGCTTGTGTAATGTTCTCACAAGCAAGCCCTTTCCACAAGCGTGCGCGAGGCCATTCTTTAGCATCGGCGGTTGGTTTCCATGCTGCTTTCAGATATGTGATGCCGTCCGTCTCTAGCCTAGCGAACGGATAGCACAGCACACGGCCAGAAGGCAGTATATACCAGAGGTGTATACCATCGAACATATAGGTAACGCGCCCTGCTGAGAACTCACGTCCTTTATGACGCATAGCTTTCATGTAGGCGATCTCTAGCTGTTGCCAGTAGTTGACTGCCCATTGATTAGCACGTCTCCATGCGTCCACAGTACGCTTAGCCTCTGATTCTGTTAGAGATACACCATATGCTTTACTCATGGCGGCGAACGCTCCAACACCACCACCGTAGCCACAGGCAAGGATCGCTACTTTGCCCACTTGTCGCTGTTCAGGTGATACTTGTATTACACGGAAAATCCCTTGTGCTTCTCGGACATAAATGTCCGATCCGTCACGGAACACTTGCAGAACGTCCTCGGCATCACCTGATAGCCAAGGATTGCACCGTGCTTCAATACCTGCCCAATCTGCCACGATCAGCACGTTACCTGGGGCGGGTATAAGTGAGGGGCGAAGCATACCCTTCAATACATCCGTTACCCTCACGCCAAACTTAGGCACTACGCTATGTCCACGTACCATTGCGTCTCGTGTAGCTTGTGGGTCTTTCACACACTTACGTGTAAAGTTGTGGACTTGCGCTCCGTAGGATGAAGCTCGCCCTGTGGCTGCTCCACCATTGAACACGAAAGCACCACGCACACGCTTGTCCTCTGTATCGGCTAGATCAGCCAAGCGGTTGAACTTAGCGACTGAACTAGCCCATATATCATCCGCACATTGAATAACGTCTGCTACATCGTGCGGTACTTGGTCAGCGTCCAGAGTCAGAAGGTTAGCGCGTACGGTCTTGTCTATCGAATAACGCTCACCGTTATACATTAGCTTTAGGGCTTCTTCACCAACACGGGCTTGCACCCATAGTCTCATCTTGGGACTACGTACGCTTGTTACTTCACCCTTGGTTATGTCTGCAACTAGGGCTTGGATCTCGTCTGTCTCCACGCTTGCGTACTGCACGGCAGCCAGACATAGCGCAGTATCGACCAGTACGCCTCTGTCGTTTATGCGCTCGTTAACGTGGTAGTCCAGAAGCTCGGTAGCTGAGAGTTGCCGCATAGTTTGAGCAACGGAGCGCATAGCACGGACGTCCTGTTCGCAGTACGCAATCATCTCTTGCATGAGGGTGGGCGAGTTGTTGAAGGGCGGTACACACATCAAGCGTATAAGCTGCTTGCCTCTGTGGTCTTTCTTCATTTTGCTGCTGAGCGCACGCCCTACATCTTCAAGGCTTCCAGGTAAGCAGTTAGCCCGTGCCTGTGCAGCCGTACAGTAGAACTGCTCTAGCTTGAAGTTTATATGTAGGACGTACCAAAAAATTAAACGCTCGAAGGCAGCATTATGAGCGCGGATCTCACCTGTATAGCTACGGATAGCTTCAGGAAAGGGCGCGTCAGGTGTCCATGTTTGCACTTCATCGTCATCGAACGCATAAGACAGGCACAACACTTCTGTTGTAGCGTCTTGAGCGTAATTGTATACGCCGTGCGTTGGTAAATCACATTCGCTGCGAGTCTCAAAATCTAGATATAGCATATTTCCCTCCCGACTGCCGTCTGTCACACGGCAGAAAGTAGTGAACTAAGCGCGAACTCTACGGCGTGCGGGTTCTTCAGTCTTGCCGTCCATGCTAACCCAATCTAATACTTCAAAGATTGGCGTAAAGATACGGCCATACGACTTGTGCTGATAGTGTTCCTTCTTCAGGCTAATCACCGGCACAGGCTTGGTATGATCCTTCTCTACTTGGTTAGCAATGGCAACAGCAAGCGCCTGCACAGAACGCTTACCACCGACTGACGTTGTAGAGAATGTAGCTTCCATTCCTGCATCATCACCAGTTAAGCACTTCATGCTCATGCCTACCTGAGTTTCCCACCCACGCTTAGCGCCTGCGGGGGATACGTCAAGCTCTGGCAATGGCTGACTGACGTTAACCATCTTCTCACCCAGCACTTCTCCATCACCCCAAGCAATAAAGCCGTGAATGAATGAGAATGGGTTGACCACCCAAGTTGCTGCGTCATCCACTTCCGTTTGGTCTGCACCGTAAACCCAATGGCCTGTCTTATCCATCTTAATGATTACAGTACCCGCCGAACCCACCTCTACTTCAAGTGTGCGTAGAGCAGTTGACAATGTAGATACATCTGGAAGTCCTGCGTTTGAAAAAGCGATTACATTTGACATAATTTCCTTTACCTTACATTAATGATAGCTTAGCAAGATGCTGAGCTAGTTGAAGCACCTCTGGTCTAGGATCACTCCTAGCTGCGAGGGTGTTGCCAGATGATACTGCCACGATTAACTCGGAGGGCAATGCCACCTTTTTCTCTTTCAGCGCCTTCTCTGCTTGAGCAGGGCTGAGTATATCTTCGGTAAAGGGTACTACACCGTTACTATCAAGCCAATCCGCTGCTTTGCTCTCGTCCACCCATTTGCGGATAGCACGCTTGGCCACTAACTTGTAATCTGGTACTGCGCCGCCTGACTCTAATATCTTAAAGGCTAACGCACGAAGGTCAGTTATCCATCCCTCTAGTAGGTCTGCGTCCTTCAGTGCTGCGGAGATAGCAGGAGCGTCAAGGCTAGATACTTTTACCTTCAGCGCTCGCTCTACTGCACCGGTCATCTGTGGGCATACTGGTTTAGCAGAACACCAACGACAATGATCGCCTGATTTAAGTGTAGCTTCGGGCGTGGCTGATTCTCTGACAGCGTTAGTTAACTCACGCTCGAAAGCCTTTACTCTGTCAGGTGTTGTAGTCCACCGTTTAATGCTAGGCGGTTGCACTATTATACACTCTATTTCAGTCACATCTTTAAATGCCCACAAAGTTGCTTCGGTTCTCATGGCCGCCGCTGCGTAGAACATAAGTTGCTCATTTTCTTCGGCTTCTACTATCAGGCCGTTACCAAACTTCCAATCAAGCACGATAGCCTTATTACCCATTCTGCCAATAAGGTCTGTAGATCCGAATACCTTGGGCATAAGCTGGCCGAAGTTAACGCTTGTTTCTACAGCAAACTGCATTGTATGGTTAGGGTCTATCTCCTCAAGCGCTGATAGCGCAGGCAGTAGCTTCTCTGTCAATAATTCTTCGGTCAGCACTTGGTCAGCGTAGGTTGTGCCAATGTAGTCTAGCAGCGGTTTGTCTGAGGTTAGTATCTCAGCGATTACATTATGTAGTAGCGTACCCTCGTCAGCGTACTTGCTTGAGCCTTTAGCAGGCATCGTAGCGCACAGGGCAACTGATCCTGGGCAGTTGATAACACGCTTGGCTGTTGAGCCTCCGACTATAGATGAATGTTTCATAGTTTACCTTTCGATTAATGGAGAACGAATAATAAACTTAAAGAAAAGACTTGTCAATAACTTTTTTATGATATATAGTCCGTCCATGAATATATTTTATCTAGCTGACAATATGACCGACTGTGCCGAGATGCACGTCGATAAGCACTGTGTGAAAATGATACTGGAATACGCACAGCTCATGTCCACCGCACACCATGTATTAGACGGTGATAAAGCGCCTAGCACTTTATACAAGGCTACGCACGTTAATCATCCATCTGCTGTATGGGTACGACAATCAAACCAGAATTACATATACCTATATTTCTTGTGGTTAGCGTTGATGGAGGAGTACACCTATCGCTATGGCAAGAACCATGCTTGCGAGCGTTTGATTGAGGTGCTAGATAATCTACCAGATAATATCGACGACAAGGACTTCTCATACCCACCATGCTGTATGCCTGACGAATGTAAGACAGGCGATACCATAGAGTCATACCGTAACTACTACATGATGCACAAAAGCCACCTATTCGCTTGGAAGAATCGCCCTGTACCAGATTGGGTTAAATGAAAGAAAGCGAGATAGAGAAGTACCTAGTCTGGACAGTAGATAGAGCAGGTGGCAGAACGTACAAGTTTACCTCTCCTGGACGCAAGGGGGTAGCAGACAGAATCGTATGCTTGGACGGCCATACATGGTTTATAGAGTTAAAGACTAAAGGCGGTAGGTTGTCAGAACTACAAAAAATATTCGCAGCCGAGATGAAGCGGCTTAACCAGAAGTATGCGTGCTTATGGACGAAAGAGGGAATAGACGAATGGAACTTAGACCGTACCAAGTAGAGGCCGCTGACTTTCTGCTAGCCCATGACCGTGCTATGGTACTGGCGGCAGTAGGGGCGGGCAAGACTGCGCTAACCCTACACGCTATGGAGAAGCGCGGTGGCCGGTATCTGGTCATAGCGCCTAAACGTGTGTGCGAGGAAGTCTGGCCGATAGAAGCGCCTAAGTGGTCTACGCTGAAGCTAGCCGTAGCAGTAGGCACACCCAGAATACGGCAGACTGCGTTTGATTCTAATGCTGACGTAGTAGTAATGAACTACGATAGCCTGAAGTCTATACCCCATCTAAACTTTGACGGCATTGTGTTCGATGAGCTAACGAGACTGAAGAACCCATCTGGTAAACGCTTCAAGGCGCTGTTCAGCGAGATAGACCACATACAGATCCGTTGGGGATTGACAGGATCATTCACCAGTAACGGACTAGAGGATGTGTTTGGTCAGTGCAAGATAGTGGACAAGACGCTACTAGGACGGTCTAAAGGTGCGTTTCTACAGAAGCACTTTGTGCTTATCAATAAGGAGTTCGGCGAATGGGCTGCACGCAAGGGAGCGCTAGAGAATGTTATGGCTATCATCAAGCCCGCCACGTTTCTGCTAGAGTCCAAGCTGTACAAGGATAAGCTACCGCCTCTGCACATTGTTGAGATGCGCTGCGACATGGATCTCAAGGACTACAACAGAATGAAGAAGGACTTTGTTGTGCAGTTTCCTACAGCTACAGCCGTGGCAGCTAACGCCGGTGTAGTCACCGGCAAGCTACAGCAGATGGCCAGTGGGTTCATATACGACAACGACAGCGTAGCGTCACCAGTTCCAGGTAAGTACACCACTACACGAAGTACCATCTGGTTGTCAACACATAAATTTGATTTATTAGCTAACGTACTGGAAGAAAATCAACACGCCAATACGATTATAGCGTATACATATAAAGGCGAACTGGCTGAACTACAGCGCCGGTATCCCAAAGC